CGGCGGAAGTGTTGGCGTGTTCTTGCACGGTGAGAATGATTTTTTCGGGCGGCAAGCCCAGATGCTTGGCGGTGGAGTCGATGATGCGTTTGTTAGCTTGATGCGGCACCAGCCAATCCACTTGCTCGGCTGTGTAGCCCGCTTCTTGCAATACTTCGTCGGCAACAGCAGCAAGCTGTTTCACCGCGAATTTGAACACGCCTTGCCCGTCCATTTGCAAAAACGGCGTGCCGCATATTGCGCCATCGGCGATTTGCGCGGGCGTGTTGAGCAGCGATAAATAGTTGCCGTCGGCGTGCAATTTGCTGTGGATGATGCCCGCTTCGTCGCTTGCGCCCAGCACCACCGCGCCTGCGCCGTCGCCGAAGAGCACGCAGGTGCGGCGGTCGCTCCAATCCATGATGCGGCTGAACGTGTCCGCGCCAATCACCAGAGCTTTCTTTGCCATGCCGCTTTTGATGTAGGCGTTGGCGGTTGCCATCGCGTATACAAAGCCCGCGCACACGGCTTGCACGTCAAACGCGGGGCAGCCTGAAACGCCTAATTTTTGCTGCACGATGGTCGCCGCAGCGGGGAACTGCATATCGGGCGTGGCAGTGGCAACGATGATTAAATCAATCTCGCCGGCGGCGATGCCCGCATCATCCAACGCGCGCAGGGCGGCAGCGTGGGCTAAATCGCTGGTTTTTTCGTTGTCGGCGGCGATGTGGCGGGCTTTGATGCCTGTGCGCGTGGTAATCCATTCGTCGGATGTGTCAACGCGCCGGGCGAGTTCTTCGTTGGTTACGCGTTGGGCAGGCAGGTAGCTGCCGGTGCCGAGGATTTTGGCGTGTTTCATGGGCGGTTCTCGTAGGGAAAAATGGCGGCATTGTATGCAATCTTGTGGGTTTGCTCAATTTATAGTTGATTAAAATTGCAATGATACGGCGTTGCCAACGCCCTGATGTACTGTTCGTACACGGCGGGCGCTGACGCCTTGTCTCATTTCCATTTTAACCAACTATAGTTTTCCTATGTTTGCATAGTGGGGGCAGTCTGAATATTTGCCATGTGCACGGCTTGCCAGCAAGCCGTAGGAGGCGCGGGTTAATGTTTCAGGCTGCCCAAGCCTTTGCGCTCGCGTTTAGGCAGCCTGAAACTGTTGCAAAACCCCAGTAGATTATATGGTTCGTGTAAACCCCTAATTTTCAGCCTTTACATTTATTTACATTTACTTTGGATGCACCAAACCACAGGTACTTTTTACCGTACCTGTCTTTTTTTTTCGCAAGCCCTTGTTAAATTGCGGTTATGAACTGGCTTTGTAGTTTGAATCAAACGGTTTTTCGGTTTTGTAGATGTAATACGCGATTTTCAGTAATTTGCGCATCAATGCCACCACAATAACCTTTGATGGCTTTCCATTGCTCCTTAAACGCATTACAAAAGGTTTGAAGTAGTTACTGCGCATGGCAGATAAAGCAGGCATAAATAAGGCAGATTTAAGCCGTTTATTGCCTAATCGTGTCAGTTTCTCTTTAACCTTAACGCTGCTTCCTGATTGCTTAATTTCAGGACTTAACCCAGCGTAGGCAATAAATTTATTCGCGGTTTTGAAGTCTTTGCCCAGCAAGTTTTGCAATATCAATAAAGCTGTTTGTTGATTAATACAGGGGATGGTTTGCAAACGTTGACAATGGCGATTGATTTTTTCGTTTTCTTGGCTAAGCGTTTGAATTTCCTGATGAGCAGATTCAAGTTGTTTGGCTAATTCTGTAATAACGCTTTGATGGGCTTGAATAATAAAGGCATCGTTTACCGCATGAATTTGGCTTTTATGACGGCTAATTTCTGCTCGGAGTTGTACGCATAAGCCGTTGAGTTTGCCTAAACGATACTCTACCTGTTCAGGCTGCCTATAAGGAATCAATGCATCTAAAAACCGTTTGCCATAATCAGCAATCAACGCCGCATCAGCTTTATCGGTTTTGGTACGACTAAACACCTTTTCAGCGTGTTTTTTGATTTTCAAGGGATTCACGACATAGACCGTGTAATACTGGGCAAAGTAGTTGGCAGCTGCTTCATAGTAAATGCCCGTGGCTTCCATCACGATAGCCACTTTGCGGATTTTATTTTGCTTTATCCATTGTCTAATTTTCTCAAAGCCTACAATTCCGTTTTCTTGTTTGACGTGTGGTAACGCATCATCTGTTTTCGCGCTGCTTTTCAATAGACAACAATCTAGCGTGTCTTTGGATACATCAAACCCGATTATGTTCATAAATTATCCTTATGATTCAGCCTTTTGGCTTTGATTATATGCAATCTAAAAAAACGGAATAGCTGCCCGATAAATCTACTGTACAAATTGAATTAAGGTCGTATTTACTATCTAGGCAGCCTGATTTTGATTGTGCGCTCAATCAAAATCTGTAAGCCACCTATCAGCGCATGGCTGCGTAAGTGGCTTAGGGATGTTGATTAAACAGTATTGGGCTATTGAATACTGCGCAAACTTTCAGGATACGCTGGCGTTAAGCTAGGACGCACTTCGCCATCTAATTGCACCACTTGGCTAGGATGGCTTTCGCCTGCATTATCCGCAGTTTGTGGCACATTTTGACGTTGGTTATTAGCATCCACCCTTTTGTAAGGATTAAACGGCATGCCATCCGTTAAATAGCTGGTACAAAGCGTTTGGCTAATCTCTTTTATCTTTGTGCCTTGCTCGCTGTAACAGGTACAACGTGCATCCACTTTCACACAAGCGACAGGATATTCCATACTGGTTACGGTTCGTTGTCCGTCATACAGCGGTTTGGTTTCAGGTTTTTCCGCCAAACGTGGGATAAAGTCTTCAGGCTTTGCGCCCAACGTGTTTTGTTGCGGATTTTGCAAAGCCGTTGCCGCGTTAATTTGCTGTTGAATATCGCCATTTGGCGCACTGGCGGATAACGCTGTTTGTGCGTTTTCAGCTTCTTTTGGCTTGCCAAGATTTTTTAACATGGCGTAGCTCATGTAAATCATGATGGGCATAATAACCAGCATTAACGGCAAGATAAAAACCACCTTGCTCACTTTATTGCTGTTTTCAGTATGAATTTCGGCGGATTTGTATAAATCAAAGACCTTTTTATCCAGTTTATGCACTTTGGCAAAAGCATCTTTGGCTTGGGTTAGCGGGTTAGTGGCGCAGTATTTCCACTCTAAAATAGTCCGCATTCCTAGCTTGTTTTTGGCAATATGCCAATGCTTATTGACCAAACCGCGCAGGTTCATATCAATGTTTTTCGGATTTTGCGTCAGTACAAAAATATCCACGCCTAAATGTCGGTGAGTATTTAGCCATGCTACATTAGGCGGTACTTTGCTGCCGTTGCTTCTGGCGGGCCATACGTCTTGTACTTCATCAACAATCAGAATAGAACCATGGTTTTCAGGCTGCTGTATCCATTTATAGCAGTCGTGGAAGCTCAATTTGTCGGGCGTGCTAGCAGCCTGTTCACTTTCTAGGCTGGATACTTCTATATGGGGTAATTGCAGCCCTTTGATGTTGGTAAATACTTTACGCGGGTTGCCTTGTGCATCTTTGAAGATCGGGTCATGCAGCATTAAATGAACCATGTGGGCGGTTTTGCCTGCCCCCGGCGTGCCAGTAATCAGGGTTATTTCTGCCATGATTGCCCCCTATTTTTTACCTAATCGGCTGGTAAGTTGGGTAACGCCTTTCACGCTGACATAAAAGGTAAATGCGCCCAAGATAATATTCAACGCCACCCCGCCGCCTGAAATATAAAAAATCTGTAACATATCATGAGGCACACCTGTTACATTGCTGGTTATCTTGTCGGTAAACTGTTTAACAACGCGTTCTAATCCAACGTATGTAACGGCAGTAATGCCAAGCGAAACCAGCAATTTGCCCGCAAATGTAGCCAGTAAATTAGCAAAAGCGGGCATGAGCGCGGCGATAAATTTCATTTTGAACTCCGAATAGGCATGGGTGGAAAGAATCGGCAAGATGGGTGGAATAAATCAACGTTTGTGGTGGGAATCCGCTACGCTGTTTTATAGCTAGTCAGTCCAGTATCGCCATTGCTTCGGTGTTTGCAGATGGGACAATAAAACAGGCTAAGCAGAAAGGGGGTATTCATAAAGACTTCGTCTTTACAAACCTTCCCCCTTTCTGCTTAGCCTGTTTCATTGTCTTTTCCACTGCACCCCGAAGCAATGGCGATACTGGACTGACTAGCTATAAAAAAAAACAGCTTCGCTAACGTGCTGGGTTATTGATTAGGGGCATCTAGCCCCTAATCAATAAAACCCCTTCGCTGCTAGCTCCCCTGTCCTGACGTAGGACAGTAGGACAAAGTGGGTTGGCTTGTGGTTAAGATTTGAAGGCTTTTAGGCAGAATATGGCGGCAACCAGCCACGCTACGGCAATAATTAAGCCGCGCAGTTTGGTGGCAACATCACAAATATAGGTGGTATCAAAAGCAAAGGTTTTACTGCCTACAAAGGGGATGGAGAGTTCAAAAGAAATGGGAGCTGGACAAACGCCTGAATCAGGAAAAATAGTAGCGGGGGCAAACAGTAAATCGTGCGTTTCTGTGGGAATATCTAGCTTGGGTTCTTTGCTTTCAGGAGCGTCAGGGACGGTGTCGCAGGCGAGAATGTCGGGATGTTCTTTGCACAAGTCTATCGGAGCGGGCTGGGATGCGGGTTGTGTTTTTTTATCGGGGTTGTCGGTTTTATTGTCAGGGACGGCGTTAGGATCAAGTTTGGGCGCTTGGGGGCTATCGGGAGTTAAATCGGGGCGGTCGGTTATCACTTCTTTAACTGATCCGTCGCTATTAAATGTCCACTTGCTTTGTTTGGCTTTGCCGTCGGCAGGGTCGGTATAGGGACGGGATTGGGCTACTGTGCCATCTGTAATGAGTATTTTGGGTTCGCCATTTGGTTGTACTTCGGAAGTTTTTACCCACTCATCTGGGGATTCAGCCGCTTCTGGTGTGCCTTCTTCTATAAATTCGTCTAGCGTCATGGGGACGTAATCAACGTATTTAAAAATGACTACGCCATAATCATAAGTCATCGTGTTATATTCGGGAGCAGAAAAGCAATGCCCACCCCAACCGACATAATCAAAATGGTGGGTTTTACCATCCTTGACAAATTTTTTGGATTGACAATAGGCTTTGGCTACTGCACTAGCGGATTCAATTCCTTTGGCATAGTCCAGTACTTCGCATTCGTTGTTTAAATGGTATTTACATAGGTTTTCTACTTCGAGAGATGTCTTGTTAGAGCCAATTACAACAGTATGTGAATTTTTAGTAGCGATTACAATGTAGGTGTTGTCGTCGGCTTCGCGGACGAAGTCTTTGCGTTCGTCGTTCCAAGAGAATTTTGAGCCAAAGATGGCATTTTTAACTAATTCAAAAGCTAATGAGTACAAACCAAATCTTAAAGCACCACCTAAAAATCCAATGCCATTTTTAGCAATATACGGTCCTGCTGCCCGAGCTTTTGATAATAAACTTGCAAATACTTTTCTTTTATCAACTGATGCTCTTACCGATGCTGGAATCGTACTTGCGGATTGTGCTCCGTTACTGCCAACTACTGTTGAAGGAAGTGTTGCGCTGCCCTCAAACGAACTTCCTCTTAATTTGTGAGCAAGTCCGCTTATATCGCGTGTTCTGTCGTATTCAACAGTATATTTACCATCTCTAACAACGGTTCTTAACCCATTTTGGTTAAAACCGCTATCAGCAAGAGCGATGCAAGGGATAAGGGTACAGACTAGAAATAGTTTTTTCATTCTCTACGGATTAACTCTTTTTCCCTTTCCTGCTCACGCTGCTTTTTCATAAATTCCGCAAATTCTATTTGTTCGGAAGTAGGTGGATTTGTTGGCGGCGGAGTGGGATTAGGGGCATTGTCAAAAAATATATCATCGTCACCATTTTCATTTGATGAATGCGTTTCAAAATTTTCAAAAATTACATTTAAAACTATATATGCAACAAAAAGAAAAATAAGCAAACCGATTTGTTGCCCAATACTCCAATCTGAAAAAATCTTGTTTTTCCATAACCAGTTTCCAGCTATTACCGCAGCAACCATAATCAACGCTTCTTTCAACATTTCAAACCCTTTCACAATGAAAGGTTTGAATGTATCACTTTAAAAATATTAACGCTACAACGAACCCGAGCGGATGAGTGCGAGGGCATTTAGCATAAAATATTACCGTTTTAAGAAATAAGAAAAGTTCCAATAATGAACAGTTATGAACAGTTATGAACAGTTAGAGCCGCGCAGCCCATAAACTGCATTTTTCCCCAAACATACCAAACATCAACCAAGCGGGAATGCCACCCCCGCACCCCCGCAGCACCGAATAAAACAAAAATACCTCGCAAGGAGGTATTTTCATTTTATTAGGTGCCCAATTTTTGCGTTACTGATTCAACAGACCTATACCGCTGAAAAACCCCATTTTCTGCCCAATAGGTACACATCTCTTTGCTTGCGTAGACCTTTGTCCCCTGTTCGGTATAACAGTTACACGTTGATACTGATTTCACACACCCCGCCACTGTTTCCATGTTGACGGGATTGCGCAGGTTATCATAAATCGGCGCGGTTTCAGGCAGCGACGGCACGCGTGGCACGTAATCCTTTACATCACCGCCCACAATCACTTTCTCAGGCTCAGAAGCCACCAGAGCAGGCTTCTCAGCAAATTTCTCAAGCCCCGTTGCGACCACCCCAGAAGCCACCGATTGCGCGGGCGCAGAAGCCACCACAGGCGTTTGTTGTACATCTTGACCTCCTAAATTCTGATACGACGATTTAGCCCAATACAAAGCCCCCAGCACGACAAACGGTAGGATAACGAGCGCATACCAATACCAAGACAGCGATTTTTTGAATTTAATGTGTTTGGTTGCACTCTTGTAGAGCGTGAATGTTCTTTTATCAGGTTTGTAAATTTCAGAATATGCCAAGTCAAACGTCGCCCGAGAAAACGACGTTTGTAAGTGATTCCACTCATACATGCGCGAGCCAAGCTGTTTTCTCTCAATGTGTATGTGCTTCCCTACCAATCCCTTTACAAATGGATCCAAGTAGGCAGGATTTTGTGTAATCAAAATCAGCGTTAAACCGTAATGCCGCAACGTGTTCAAACCCTCCACATGCAAAGGCAGCTTTGTTGAAGCTGCCCGCGGCGGGTATATCTCCATTGCCTCATCCACAAAAATTACAGACCCCTCAGGGAAATTTTCATGTAATGGCTTGGCGACAAAGTCCTCAGGCGAGACATCCGCAATCGGCAGCACCCTTTGGTTTATATCTGGAATGTTCACGGAAAAAATAGGGCGCTTATTGCCCTCAGCATCCTCAAACAGTTCAAACTTGTTATCCAAGACCCACGTTAGAGCCATAGACGTTTTACCTGTTCCCGGCGTGCCCGTAATCAAGTAAATCATTTAGCCACCTTTTCAGCCACCGACATGGACAGCGTAAAAGCACAAGCACTCAACAGCACATTGACCGCTTCCCCGACACCTGCCATCAACAGGATTTGATAGCCGTCGCCCAGCCCCTGAATATTTGCCAGCATCGAGCGAAACACCTGATTGATTAAAACATTGACCCCCGAATAAGCCACACCGAATGCCCCCAAACCGAGCAGATATTTCCCTAATCTCTCAATCAACCAAATTCCAAAAGTTCTTAATAAACCAAGCAAAGCAGGCATCATTCACCCCTTGAACCTTTAACGATAATAAACAAAGCAGACAACCAAGCAAACGCAATTACCAGCGGACGCATGATGGTTGCCAAACGACACAGCCAATCGTAGGACAGCGTGAACGAGCCAAAAATCCCCACATTCACCGACACATCCGCAGGACACGCACCACCCCCTGAAAAGTAACCCGTAATCCTGAATTTAGAAAAATCCTTACTTGGCTTTTCCCCTTTTACATCCTCATTCTTACCATCAAATTTTCCATTTTTGACGGAAATACACGCCAGAGCATCGGGATTTTTAGCGCAGTATTCTGAAAGCCCATCACCCTTACCCTTATCATCCTCATTGCCCGAGCCATTGCCCATATTGTTGCCCGTTTGACCGCTGCCACCGTTGCCATTGCCGCCGCTTTTACTCCCACCACTACCGCCCCCATTATTGGTTACGTTGGTCGTGTTATTCACGTTGGTTGTGTTGTTTGTCGTGTTATCGGTTATGTTATTTGTCGTGTTATTGGTTACGTTGCCCCCATTGCCACCATTGCCCGAACCGCTGCCATCTGGCATAGGCACGGACGGCACAGAATTAGGCTTCATTTTGTCAATCGCAGCCTTTTCTTTCGCCGCACGCGCAATGCCGTCTTGACGCAGCTTCTCAATCTTTTGCTTTTCCTCTTCCGCATTTTTAATCGCAGCATCCGAACACTCTTTACCATTTTGGCTAGCACCATAAAGCATCACACAATCCGCCAATCTCCTTGTCAAATTCGTTTGAACGGCTTTTTCACGCTCAGTCAAACTTTTGAAGTAATCCGCCCACCTTTTGCCCCATTCGCGCAGGGCAGCTAAATAGGCTTCATTGGATAGCCCCGAGCCACTTCCCGCCCCCGAGCCACTACCCTCTCCTGTATCGTTACCCGAAGTTGCCCCCGAGCCACCACCCGCACCGCCACCTGAACCCCTATCAGGAGAAGCCGCGCCCGAGCCCTGCACCCCATTGCCCGAGCCAGCCCCAGCACTGCCCGAACCACCTGAACCACTACCCGCACCTGCACCGCCATTTCCCGAACCCGAACCACTTCCCCCGCTACCACCACCCGAACCCGAACCGCCACCCGTACCACCGCCCGAGCCTTTGCCCGTGCCATTACCCCCACCATTCCCGCCAACGCCTGTTTTATCGTTTCCCGTACCACCCCCGCCTGTTTTGCCATCCTCATTAGTTACTGTCTTGCTACAATGCTCATCACTAAAACCATTTGGGGTTACATCAGCAACGCATGGTCTTTTTGGAGGATTAAGCCCTTTCAACACACTCACGCCATTTTGACAAATAAATGTTCTCCCACTCTTTTTGTTTGTCCATTCATAACCGTCAGACCTCCCCGTGCATGGCGTGCTGGTTACATTAGGCAATTCTCCACCATCCGCCACTCCACCGGGGGGCAAAACATCCGCCGCCATTACCGCCATTGGATACAAAAAAAGCGTCATTACAGACGCAGCAAAAAATAAACGACCATTAAACATACCATCGCCCCTATTTCTCACTTCAAAGCCTCAAACAATCCGTAACAAATAAACAACGCCGCCATACCCGCCAGTAAGTAATCGCCCATCATAGGAAAGCAGCCCTTTTCACATAGGAAAAAACAATCAAAATCACAGTAAACGCCAACATCTCTTTAAAGAACTGGTTAAAAAACTGCACCGAAGTCATACAGTCAGGAAAAAACACCGCCAACTGCCTATCCGTCATTTGGTTAAGAGCAGCCACAGCATCAGAGCGAGCAGCAACATCGGAAATCCGACTAACGAAATCCCGTTTTGCGAGAACGACATCAGCGTAACAAACGCCATTTTGTAAATAAGCCATGATGATAAAAACTCAGGCAGCCTGAAAAGACTGCCCAAAAGCGATTAGCCGCGAGAAGCTTTTTTACCGAAACTCAGCGCAACCAAGATACCAATCAAGGCAAAAATGGCAGCACCCACGGCGAGAATTACAGGTTTACCCGCATTGATACCCTCAACCAGCGGAGCTGGGTCAATGGTATCAGCAGCGAAAGAAACAAGAGGCATAGTAGCTAAAACAATAGCCATGCCCAGTTTTTTGAGTTGGTTTTTCATAATAAAAGTCCTATGGAGGCAAACAAAGAACCGTTTTAAGCGAACCGCCCCCCGGGAGTTCCCTAAAACGCTTTTCCCCGCCCGCGCTTGCGCTGCGAGCACTCGCTTATATCGCGGGCGGGGAAACGCTTTGCAGGAGCACCGACAGGCTTTCCCGCATAAAACTGAGGCGGTTTAAAAATCGGAGAATGTGGGTAAAAACCGCCAAAACCCTGAGCAAGGCGGTTATTTAAGAACCACAAAATTGTTAAGTCGCAAAACGTTTTTACCCGTTTTGTAATCACGTTCCTGAGACAAATCAAACTCAGCAGCCACAGGCACACCCCCAGCATTAGAAACGATAGCATTCACAGCCTTAGCATCATTGGAGGACTTGCCATAAACATACTCAACCCCCACAAGACCACCTAAACCATTTGAAAATGCAACCGTAACAAGACAGAAGTCAAAACCTTTCACACCCTGAGCAGCTTCACGAAATCTTGGAACAGCACCCAACAAATAACCACGTTCTTTCATAGTCAAATTTCCTTTAAAAATCAAAAAACAAACAAAAATACACATAAAAATCAAAGTTCTATAACTTCCCCCGTCATTGGGTTGTAACTCACTTTAAGCACACCATTTACAGCCATCTCAAAGTAAAAAAACTCTTGCACGGCTTCATATTTATGAAGCTGAAAATCATCCCAAATCTTGTCTTTTGCCCGATAACACCAATTACACCCATACAGCGCGCCCATCACTTCGCTGTAATTTGTTTCGTTCATGCTTGCAAGCTTTTGCACTTCGCCCAGATAGCGCGCTGGCATGCTATGCGCGTACTTCGCCAAACGATAGCGAGCTATGTTTGTCTTGCACAGGATGAAATCTTGCAATGCCCGCCGCCACTCTTTCGCCGAATCAGAAGTCCACGCAAACACGCTTGAAGCCACACGCCAATGCCACGATGCCTTACCACTAGTGGAGCGCACGAGACGAAAGCCCTTGTCTCTTGCTTCACGTTGCAAAATCCCTTTGGTTAGGTATTTCGCCAAATACCTTGCAATGCCTTTGCCGTTGTACACGGGGAGGATTTGAGAGCCGAACTTGTCGCCGAAGCCATATTTGGGAACAGCTTGACGGAACTGCGCCCACAGGGATTTGAGGTACTTATTCGCGCTGGCATAACGCTGTTTGCGGTTTAGGCGTTTGTTTTTGACTTCCTCATGGTCAAAGCACACCACCGCACCACCACGCACTTCCGAAAAGATATTGCCCAAAAACGCCACCACGAAGTGAAAGTGGATTACCCCCGATTTATGCCTTTCGTAAACACCGATATAACCCTTTGAAACCTTACTTAAAAAATTTGTCCTGAAACTGTTAAACCGCCGAGAAGCCTCATGCACGCAATCGACTTTCTCGCTAAACGTCAAAGTCAGAAAACCACAGTTCTCAATCCCGAAATAGTCCACGAAGGCTTGCACATTGGCAGTAAAGGAATAGGCTGGTTTGGATGCTGAAACCGTCATACCTCAACACCCAAAAAAACTGGTTTTGCTCATGTTCATTCTCCTAAAACATATTTTCTTAGAAAATAGATTTAGGCGTAATCATATAAACACAGTTTCTAAGATGTCAAGAAAATATTTACAGAGCTTCTAAGAAAAAATATATTTGTCTCGTTATTGAAACAATCAGAGGAGCAAAAGAATGCCAAGCAAGCACATACAAGAACCCACATGGGAAAAAGTTAAGGAGCAATTCATTCATGCCATCGTTACAACGAAAGCAGGCTTCAAAGAAACCGAAATTCTGAATTTGCTAATTCTCAAAGGAATTGAAAACATCACAGACGAGGATTACATCCGAGCAGCCAGTCAAAAACAAAAATAGGAGAAGCCAAAATGCGATTCAGGGAATACGGTGAAAACCGTAGAACAAGAGGAGCAAAACGCAAAAATTTAAGCACCCTAAAAACTATTTTTTCTGTTGCTGCTATTGCCTTGATTGGCATAGCAGGCACAAAAGCGATTAGATATTTCATAGGAGCACAAATCGCACAAAGCGGAGAACAAATAGGTAATCAATTCAAAGACGCATTTCAAAACGCATATATACCAGCAGAAGAGCATCAAAAAACAGAAATACCCAGTACAAACACAACAAAAGATAAATCAGCCAGACCCATCCTAAACTTAAACACTCCCGAATATCCAAAGCATTTGCTGGACAAGGGATACACAGGATTTGTTACATTTCAAGCATACTACGGAGCAAACGGACAATTCATAAAAGCCAAACTCGTCAGCACGAGTGGACGCAGCGAATTTGACAATGCAGCACTAAAAGTCATTTCCCACAGCTTTCGCATGAATATTCTCAACCAGTCTGAAAGCGATTTATTTATTACTTGCGAATTCAACCATGGACTTTCTCAATGCAGTTACAAATAGGGCAGCCTGAAAAACCCCCAAAAGCTAACGACCAATTGAGTTGTTACATCTTAAACAAGGAAGAACGCACGGCAGCCTAACGGCTGCCTTTTGCGTTCCGATCAGCCCCAAACATCGCTAGAAATCTCTCACTATTTTGTCAGGCACACACGCATTAAAATGCCAAAAAACAGGGGGCAAACCATGCAGGACATCAACAACTGGCTGGACATCATCAAACGGCAAAAAGGCTTCAAAAGCGACTACCAACTAGCAAAATATTGGCAGGTTAGCACATCCGTTATTAGCCAATACCGCAAGGGCAAGCTGCGATTGCCCATTGCGCGATGCTTGGAAATAGCGGAGCTAGGCTACTATCATCCTTTGGAAGTCATTTTGTCTTTGGAATGGGCAAGGGCGAAGTTTGAACAGCGTGAATTAATTGAAAAAGTCTTGTGGCTGGCAATCATTGCCAACGAACCCGAGCGGATGAGTGCGAGGGCATTTAGCATAAAATATTACCGTTTTAAGAAATAAGAAAAGTTCCAATAATGAGATTTATGGCAAGTTTAAAACAATACGCGATGACAAATACGGTTAGCACATAGCCGCCTATTTCTGCGCCCGCTTTCATTTGTTCTACTGGGTTGCATTCGGGATAGCTTAGGGTGATTTTGTTGCCTTGATAGTACCATCCATCTTGGACGCGGATTGGGCGGTAAACCTGCCCATCCGCGCTAAGCAGTGGGGATTGAGTGGATAGCACTAAGTCATCCGCTTGTAGTTTGGTTTCTACGCATTGAATGCCGACGCGATAACCCACTTTTTTCCCCTTTGCTTTATTTAATGGTTTTAATCATGGTCCATGCCAGTTTGAAACCTTGCATGGCGACAATTACGGTAATAGATGCCATACCAATCGCTGAAATCACGCCGATAAAGGCGCTGATACCTGCGGCGACTTTATTACCAATTTCGCCCAATGGATCGCCACCATCGGCATAAGCTGCAAAGGGCACAACAGCCATAGTGGCAACCGCAAGAGCTTGACTTGCTTTCAATTTTAAGTTTTTCATGGTTTTCTCCAAGAAATAAGATAAGGGGCGGTTAATTGAAATTTGATTTGTACCCACCGCCCCGAAAGAGAGTACATATCAACCGATGTATCTACTGCCTAGAAATAAAATCAGGCAAACAATAAAGGCTATGCCTAGAAATTTGGGATTGTTCATTAAATCTTTCATTTGCTACTCCTGTTAAGTGAGTGGGGTGCCTAAGGGGCTTTTAAGCGCGGACACCCCAACGCGCCTAAATCGTTAATCGGATGCGCTGGCTTCTTGAATTAACGCGAAACTAAAAATATTGAATGCTTCGCCTATCTCATCAATCGCTGCGGTTAAAGCATCTTCTCGCGTTTCAAACAATCCAGCCCTTGAAATGTAGGGGGTTTGTCCTACATCTCCATTGTCAGAACAGAGAAACTCAAATGTATCCAAGTCCTGAACAACATAGCGGATTTGTTGTTCCATGTTTTAGCCTTTCACATTGGATGCAGCGGGGACTACTTTTGCGGGAATACGAAAATCTTTTAAAACGTCTTTGCTGCGCCCGCCGGCATTGGTTACCCGAACAAATGCTAATTCCAATTCGCAAGGGAAATCCAAACCTGCGAAACGCTGGTAATTAACGCTTTCGCCAAAACGGATTTTGGCTGTACCGAAACCCATTGCGTTGCCGCTATCTACATCCAGCGGAGCAGCAACCAATACATTACATGTATCCACTAATTCGCCGTCAATCTCATCACGGAATTTGGTTACACCCATTACGATGCGTTTGGTGAATTGAACGTCATTTGCGCTATTAAAATTTAAAGACATGTTGCTTTTCCTTATTGAGTTGATTGTTGATTAAATAAATGCTGGTACTTCAAAAGCAGCCAATCGGTTTGCATCTCTTGCCGATTTTCACGCAACCAAATAGCTAAATCTTTTTCAAAGAGAAATGATTGGCATTGATTTTTTTCTCGCCAAACTTCAAAAGTCTGTTCAGTTTCTGAATCTATCCACCATTTCATTTCATCTTGTTTTAAATCGGCGATTAGCTGATTAAATTTCACAAAGATAGTTTCCGCTTCACTTGGCTCATAGCCTACTTGTTCGTGATAGTAGGGGTTTTTGGCATCTTGGCAGTCGTAAACAGCGGGGTCTAAACCTTTTGGGTATTTACCTGCTTCGCCTATCAAAGTTTCCCTAATTCGGGTATCACTCCAACCCATATCAAACAGTAACCGAACGATGCCGCCTACCTGTTGCTTGGCGAATTTGAGTTTACTTTCAAAAACAATATTTATAGCTTCGGTTTTGTACTCAATTCGCGCTACTCCGCCGATAAATAAGCCTTTGCTATACAAGTTTTCATAGGCGCCGCCGAGATATTGTCCTGCGTGAATCAATATATCTATCGGGATATTGAACTTTTGATCTCGGCTTTTGCTTTTGCGATATTCCACTTCAAAGCGTACCCAACGGCTGTTTTTATCACCTAGCTGCTTACCCTTTTCATAAATGCGCGTGTATTTACTGGAATATTTGCGTGTACCGATATAGGCGGTTTTGCCAGTATCATCGTTACATTCCCAATCTGTCCCTTCGCGCCTGAATTTGGGGCGGGAATTGCGGACATCGTATAAACCGTTGCACCAGTCTAGATAAGCTTCTTCGGGCGTGTATTCGCCGTTGAAAAAATCTTTGGCTACATCTGCGCGAGAAATGCTGAAACTTTGTTCTTGCTCGGCGAATAGGTATAGTCGATTTTCCCAGTCGGGCAACGCTGCTTGGCAACCCGTGCCATTGATAGATACGAGAAATTTCCCGCCATTGCCACCGATATGGACTTCGCCGTAATTAGCTTCTTTGCCGCCTAGCTGGTAGTAGTTTTCGTAAAAGAATTTACCTTTACCCAGCCTATCGCCTACGATGCCAAACCCAAATATTTCATACAGAAATCGGCTTAATTCACTTACTTGCTCATCCAAAGATACGCTGACTTCGGAAAAAAGAATGTTTTTATTTAACACTCGTACATCACAATTAAACCGTAGGTAGTCAATAAATGCGCCGTCTGATTGCCCCCTGCGCAAGGGAACTTCTATTAAATCGCCTTTCTCGTTAGTGAGGTAATGGGAAAAATATTCCTGATTGCTAAATAGGGATTTATCTATGGCTTGCGTTTCACTCATTTCTCCGCTCCCTTGCCATTTGGTTTTTTTGCTCCCCCCCTATTAGACAGGGGGGGGCAGCAGCGCGATGGCGTGCGCGACGTACCGCGTAAACGCGCTTCGCCGCGCACGCCTCCGCGCTTTTGCCTTTCTCTTGGCTAGGGATGTTGGAAATGAAATAAATGGGCTGTGCTGTTACTTTGATTTTGGATGCAACAGTCGTGTGTACTTCGGTAGCTTTGGCTTTGGCATTAACTTTGGGACGGTTGATTATCCCTGTTGCCACAGCTTCGTTTTGTGTGTTTTCAGGCTGCTTTACGGCTGCCAATAACTGTTTAACTCTTCGTACAGCAGATGATTTTCGGGTATAGCTGTAAATAAATTGACCATTGAAAATCAAATCAAAGGTTTCGTTTTCGGTTTTTAGGATTTCATAGGTATTCATTTACTTGCTCCTGTTTTCTTTTTGGCTTGGTTTTGTCTTGCGAGTTGCCGCCAGTCGGTTTTTTCGTATTCAATAGCGTGTTCAAAAACGCTTAGATGTTTGGCTTCAAACTGGGCGATTTTTTCGCAGACTTCGGCGAGGGTTTGGCAGATGCTGGTTTCTATCGCACCAGTGTTGCTTGCGTTGATAACCAGCATGCTAAGCTGGTAGTTTTGACTTTCGGCGTTGCGTTTTATCTGGACGGATAGGTCAATGTTCATTTTTGACATATATAATTAAAGCCCCTTAAATTAATGTTATTTAATTCAAGAGGCTAAACCCGAAATTGCAAGTTTTAATCAAAGCCCCTTGAATGGGGACTACTATATAAGGTCGGGCATTTATGCCCGACGTTTTTAGTTGTGCGTTGTGTCGTATTTAAGATAAATATGCCCGTGTTTGTCGGGCATAAATGCCCGACCTACGGATAAACTTTGCGCGTCGTCGGACAAGCGCACGCTTGTTTCCGAAAAAAGGATGCTCCGTTCGGCTGAACGTAGGGGAATGGGTGGCAGTATTAAACAGTTGCGAAGAGTTGAGGCAGCCTGAAATCCAATCTATCCAGCAAAAAACCGCATGGCTCAACACCAAGCGGTTTTGGTTTTCAGGTTGCCTCTACAATGCCCAAAGGCAGCCCGAAACGCTTGCGCCACAGCAACGCCAAGAGTGGGTATGGCGGCGATACGCCATGTTCTGTTGCAAACTACGCGAAGGATTGAGGCAGCCTGAAAAGAAGGGCAACAAGATTTGCCTGCCACCGCTCGTTTTCGCTTCGCCACCCCGCTTTGCTACGCCGCCCGCCTCGCGCGTATAATTTGCCCTTTCTGCAACTCGTCCACAAAGGAAACCCCATGCAATTTACCCTTGCCGCCGCCGCGCAGCCCGAAGCCGCGCAATTGTTTGTCTGCACCGAAGCGGGCCAGCTAAACGATGAAACCGCCCAGCTTTTGTGCCACAGCTTGGAAGAAAAAGACAGCTTTGCCGAAACCAAACTGCCCGTTTCAGGCAGCCTGAAAAGCATTGCCGTGCTGCGTTTTGCCGATTTGGCCACCGAAACCTTGCAAAAAGTCGCCAAAGAAGCCGCCGCGTGGGCGCAAAAACAAGCGGCGGTGGCGGTGGATTTAAGCCCGTTCTGCGCCGAAAACGCGCCGCGCGTGGTTGCCGCGTTGGTGGCGGCGGTGGGCGAAGCCGTGTACCGCTTTGACCGCTTCAAAAAAGAAGCCAGCCCTGCCAAATTGGCGCAGGTGCAGTTTGTGCACGCGCAGCATGGCAGCGCAATTCAGGCTGCCTTAAACCGCGCCGAAGCCTTGTTATACGGCGTGAACCTGTGCAAAGACTTGGGCAACACAGGCTCAAACATCTGCACGCCCACTTATCTTGCCGAAACCGCTGCCCGCGAAGCGCAAGCCTTGGGCGCAGAAGCCAAAATTTTGGGCGGCGACTACATCCGCGAAAATATGCCCTCGTTCTGGGGCGTGGCCAAAGGCAGCAAGGAAGAGCCGAAATTGCTGGAACTGCGCTATTTTGGCGCAGCAGATAAATCCGCTGAGCCGATTGTGTTGGTGGGCAAGGGTTTAACTTTTGACAGCGGCGGCATCTCGTTGAAACCTGGCGAAGGCATGGACGAGATGAAATACGATATGTGCGGCGCGGCGGCGATGATTGGCACGTTTGTCGCCGCCGCCAAAGCCAAGCTGCCGATTAACTTGGTAACCATCGTCGCCACTTGCGAAAACATGCCCGACGGCGGCGCGTCCAAACCGGGCGACGTGGTCAAAGCCATGAACGGCACCACCATTGAAAACCTGAACACCGATGCCGAAGGGCGTTTGGTGCTGTGCGACGCGCTCACTTATGTAGAACAAAATTTCAAGCCCAAAGCCGTGATTGATGCCGCCACGCTCACCGGCGCGTGCATCATCGCGCTGGGACACGTTGCCAGCGGCGTGATGGGCAACGACCAAGATTTGGTGGACGCGCTGCTCGCCGCCGCCCGCGAAAGCAACGACAAAGCATGGCAGTTGCCGCTGTTCCCTGAATACAAAGAGCAGCTCAAATCCAATTTTGCCGATTTGCAAAACATCGGCGGCCGCCCCGCAGGCACGATTACCGCCGCCACTTTCTTGGCGCACTTTGCCGAGAACTACAAATGGGCGCATTTGGACATCGCAGGCACGGCGTGGAAATCGGGTGCACAAAAAGGCGCGACCGGGCGACCTGTGGCGCTGCTGTTGCAGTATTTGAGTAATCAGGCGAAGTAAGCCATCAAAGCGCAAACGCCGCCGCGCTGTTCCATTAAACAATGGCGCAACACGCGGCGGCGATTCATTAAAAGGCAGCCTGAAAATGAGTTTGACTCATTTGCACCGCGCCCCAATCCATTTTCAGGCTGCCTTCATCCCACCATCATCCCAAGCATAACCATGACTCATCTAGACCTTGCGGCATTGTTTATTCTCATCGCCATTCCCATGCTTGCTGTTGCCGCGCTATGGCAGCTTTACATCATGCTCAGCGAAACCCACACGCTCAACCGCTACCAAAAACAGCCGCGCCAAATGTTGTGGATTGCCATCACGCTGTTTTTCACATTCAGCCTAAGCGTGTATTGGTATTGCCCCAATGCCCGCAAAAAAGGCGTGTTATTCGCGTTATTGAGCAGCGCAGGCATTGTGTGTTACGCGCTGGGGATGTGGTATAAAAATTATGCTTAAAAGGCAGCCTGAAACCTTTGCCAACGCTGATGCAGCCTGAAATGGAGTAAAACCCCTTTTCAGGCTGCCTATTTGTAAACAAACGTAAAGCCAAGCCGCCGCAAAAAGCGTACAATGCCCCCCGCCTCCCACCACCACAAAGGAAAAGCCATGACTGCACAAATCTCCCCCATCCCCGAAATCATCGCCGACATCAAAGCAGGCAAAATGGTCATCATCACCGATGCCGAAGACCGCGAAAATGAAGGCGATTTGGTGATTGCCGCCCAATTCGTTACCCCCGAAGCCATCAACTTTATGATTAAACACGCGCGCGGCTTGG